AATAAGAGACGGTGTTAAAAAATTCATACCAAATCTTGATATAAATTCAATAAACATATTACCTGCAGATCAGGATCCTGATGAAGATAGAACATTTTCTGAAGATGAGGATGAAAGGTTATTTAGAGTTTCCGACGCATCAAATAAACCATATACCGCGAAAGTGAAAATAGACTATACCGTAAATAACGGAGCGTTTTCATCTTCTGATTTTATAATTATCAATATATAAAATGGCAACAAAAAAAATATCATATTCGGTAAGAGATTTTGCAGGATTGAGACAAGAGTTAACAACTCTTTTTAAAGACTATTATCCTGATTTAATTAAGAACACAAATGACGCATCAATATTCTCCGTAATGTTGGATTTGAATGCTGCGGTTGCGGATAATCTACATCATCACATTGATAGGGTTTGGCAAGAAACAATGTTAGATTTTGCACAACAAAGACAATCTCTATTTCATATTGCTAAAACATATGGTATAAGACTACCAGGTGTTAGACCGTCTGTTGCCTTATGTGATTTTTCAATCAATGTACCTGTTAAGGGTGATAAAGAAGATGAAAATTATTTAGGAATATTAAAAGCAGGTGCACAGGTTTCTGGTGGTGGACAAATATTTGAAACAATAGAAGATTGTAATTTTGCGAGCCCATTCAATAGTAAAGGTGAACCTAACAGATTAAAAATTCCGGTTTTTGACGCCAATAATAGATTACAAAATTATAGAATAGTAAAAAGAGAGGCGGTTGTAAATGGTGTAACAAGAATATTCAGGAAAGTGATTACACAAATAGATCAGAAACCATTCTTAAAAATCTATTTACCAGAACAGAATGTTTTAGGAGTAACTTCGGTTATACACAAAGAGGGAACAACTTTCGCTGGAAACCCAACATCAACAGAATTCGATAGTTCAGTTAATAAATGGTACGAAGTTAAATCATTAATTGAGGATAGAGTTTTCATACAAGATCCAACATCAGCATCTGATTCACAAAATCTAAAAGCGGGTAAATTTATAAATGTTTCTAATAAATTCATAACAGAATATACACCTGAAAATTATTTTCTTTTAACTTTTGGATCGGGAACAGTAAATCCTTTAGATAATTTGGACAACTATATTAACAATCAAATGAAAGTTAATATTGCAACATATCTTAATAATTTCTCATTAGGATCGGTCCCAAAGTCAAACAGTACGTTATTCATAAAATATAGAATCGGTGGAGGTAAAGAAACAAATTTAGGTGTAAATGTGATTACGAACGTGGATGATGTTGAATTTAATGTTAATGGACCAAATTCAAGTATTAATACTCAAGTAGTAAATTCATTAACAGTAACCAATATTACGCCGGCTGTAGGTGGATCTGATCAACCAACTATTGAAGAAATTAGAAATATGGTGGCGTATAATTTTGCTGCACAAAATAGGGCAGTAACATTAAATGATTATAAGTCATTAATTGAAACTATGCCGGCAACATTTGGTGCGCCGGCTAAGGTTAATGTAATGGAAGAAAATAACAAAATAAAAGTTAACCTATTGTCATATGATGATAAAGGTAACCTAACTAATGTTGTTTCAAATACATTAAAATCAAATATTACAAATTATTTGTCAGAATATAAAATGATAAATGATTACATAGAAATTATAAGCGGACAAGTTATTGATCTTGCTCTTACTATTGATATTAACGTTGATAGAAATTTCAATCAAACTGAAATCATGAGAAGTACAATTGAAACAGTAATTGATTATTTTTCTATAGACAAAAGAAAAATGGGTGACCCACTTTTTGTCGGTAAATTAATGAGAGATATTGGAAATGTGTCTGGAGTTGAAAACGTAATTGAAATTAAAGTTTTCAATAAAATAGGTGGACAATATTCAACAGCACAAGTCATACAACCATACGTAGATCCAGCAACAAAGGAAATAAGACAAACAGACATGACAATTAGAATGGCGTCCAATCAAATTTTCCAAATACGTTTCCCTGAAAAAGATATTCAAGTTAGAGTTAGATCGGTAGAAAACAATACATTTTAAAATCTTTTTAGTTTATAATAATAGAAAATTCCATAGTTTCTATTTATTATAAGAATGATACAAAAACATAGAATATCAACAAATATTGGTCAGGATAAGAAAATCTTAGTTGAATTAAATCAAAGCTTCGATTTACTTGAGATTTTATCACTAAAATTCAGTCAAAAAGACATTTATGCTTCCGTTTGTTCAGATTACGGGGTGGTTTGTGGTAGAATTAGTGTCAACGATGGATTTGGAGTACCTAATGCAAAAGTTTCAATTTTTATCCCATTATCTGATGAGGATAGTGAGGATCCTGTTATTTCTGAATTATATCCATATAAAAAAGTTGACGATAAAAACGAAGACGGATATAGATACAATCTATTACCTAAGAGAAAACAACATGGTGGACATGAACCAACAGGAACTTTTCCTGATCAAATAGATATAATGACCAGAGAGGAGGTTTTAGAAGTGTATGAAAAATATTACAAATACACTGTTAAAACTAACGATGCTGGTGACTTCATGATTTGGGGTGTACCTGTTGGAGAACAAAAACTTCACGTTGATGTGGATTTATCGGATATTGGTTGTTTTTCTTTAAGACCTTACGATTATATAAGACAAGGTTCAGGTGTTGATAATTTTAAAAATTCATATGAATTTAAATCATCAACTGACATAGATTCCTTACCACAAATAGTAAAATTTGATAAAGACATTATTGTTTATCCTTTTTGGGGTAACGAAGATTTATGTGAAATAGGAATTACAAGAACCGATTTTGATTTATCTGAAACCGGTGTTAAAATAGAACCTAAAGCGTTTATAATTGGTGGTCTATTTACTGACGCCGGAAATAAAAACACAATTAACAAAAATTGTGGAATGAGAAAGAAAATTGGTAGAAAATGTGATCTTACCACAAAGAAAGGAAATATTGAGGCGATCAGATTTACCACAGAAAAAGATTCAAACAACAGACCAATTTTAGAACTTTATCAAATTGAAGAGGATATTTCAGAAGACGGTGGTTTTGTTTTTCCAATACCAATGAACATGGAATACGTTTATACAAATGAGTATGGAGAAAGAGAAATAACAAACGACACAAATAAAGGAATACCAACTTCGGCATGTTATAGATTTAGATTTTCATTAGAAGACGGTAGTGTAGAAAGAGTAAGACAAACTGGTTATTACTTAGTTCCAAATATTAGAGAATATCAAACAAATACTGTTGGTGGGTTATTCACAACAACAAGTTTTCCTGATGATAGGTCTTATGCCTTTACAACAAATTGGAAAGAGTACCCAATTTTAGCCGTTTCTACTGATTCGGATAAAGGTATTTTATATAATGTACAAGGTTCTTATTACCCAAGAGACTATTTTTATAGAGTGTCGTATAATAAAATTTATACGATATCATCATATCATGATGGGTTTTTTAATGGTACAACATATAGAGATGATAAATTTGTTGGTATAAAAGAACTTTTACCGTCGGAAGAAGAAGATTGTTCAGATGAAATTGTAACCCCACCAATTAATTTTGGTTTTAGAAATAAAACATTTACACTGTTAGTTGCCGATTTAAAATTAACATTAGAACATTTTTTAAATTTAATAGTATTAACATTGGCTAATACATTAGTTAGAGTTTTAATGGGTGTTGGAGATATCATGACGGGTTTAAATGGTGTTAGAAAGGCAGGTAGACAATTAATCATCGCAACATATGGAATTCAAGAATCTGCACAAAGAAGTTTAAGATTGGTTAATTATCCTGAATGTGAAGAATGTAGTTTTAGTTTATTAACAGGGGATGAAAACGAATTTGGTAACCCACCCCCCACAGGAGGAACATCAAATTATTGCAGAGTTGGACAACTTGATTTATCAGGATCTTCAACTAATTCACCTGTTACATTATATTATAACAATGTCCCTGAAAGAACCAACATTACAATAACACACAATTTGGGTGTTGCACCAACCTTTCAAGTTTTTCTTTATAATAGTTCAACAGGTCAATATGATTCTTTAGTTGATTATAATTTTACTTTTGATCCTGGTACAAACAATACGTTTTGGGTTGAAAATAGAACAAACTCTAATGCTTTTAATTTATACTTGACATATACAGGAAATTCAAGTGGTTATGTTGTTGTAAGTGCACCAGCGAGTTCTGTTTTCACAGTTTCTAATGTTACATTTGATAATCCTGTTGCTTCTTGTGCATATAATGCGAGCCCAAGACAAATAACAAGTAATAGTGATTTTGTTTCTAATCAATCAAGTTATTTATTAATTAATACTGCAGATAATCATACAATTGCTATCGGATCTGATGCAAGTTTTATTTTAGACTCATCAAGTAATTTATCTTATATAGATAATAGTAATTCTAATTACACTGGTGGCACTTACTTAATAGTAGATAGAATAACAAATTCAACAGGTTCAACAACTTCAATTGAAGAGGGTTGTGATATCTATGATACACCATATGATGAAGATTTAGTAACATATTATTATACCGGCACATCTAAAACTATTGTTTATCCTGCGAGTTACCAATTTGGAATGGATATTCAAGGTACAAACTTATCAAATAGAAAAAATGTAATAACTTCTTTTGATAGTGGTTTAAATGGTGCATGTGGAAGTAGATTATGTCCTGTTTATTTTTCGTTCGATCAGGATAATGACAACAGAATTTACCCATTACAAACTTGGTGGGAAGGTGAATCATATGAAAGACAAACTCACGATGGTTGGTCACAATTTACAAATGGCGTTTTCATAATAGTACCAGGTGCACAAACAAATAAAAGATTATGGGATATATTGAAAGAATATAGAAGAAGAAAAAGAGTTGGTACATTATTTTGTGGTGGAATAGTAAATTATTCATTTGTTTACAATTGGTTGTCAGGATCATTATATTTTCCACAATTCAAAGCCAAAAAAGGAAAATCATGTACAAGTGTAACAAGATATGTATCAAGTCAAAATAAATACTATTATAAATCGGCACTTTATTATAATGAGACAAGTTGGGGTGTGTTAAAAAGTGGTGGTGGTAGTAGAGTTTTAGGAAGACCAACAACATTAGTGGATCTCGGACCAAGAGATGAATTTATAAAAGAAATATGTATTGACAAATCTTTAGATCCGAACTGTTCAGTTGTTCGTTCAATAGGACCATCCTCTTTTCAAAGTTTTGGTGAGCTATTAGGTTTAGCAATAAACTATAGAATGGATGTTAGTAATAATACATTTAGTGTTAAAGATTTCTTTAATAACGGTGGATTCTCATTTACAAACAATGTTCTTGACGGAGATATATTACAATTAATATCAATGAACAATGAAGCAGGTATGGAAGAGTTTGACTTACAAAATCCTAAGTATCTTGGATATTCATATCAGGTATTAGATCC